GAACCTGAGCCAATCATTGTGTTATTTGCAGAGGCTCCTTGAAGGTTTTTGCCTGCTACATGACCATACGTTGTATTATAGTTGCCAGTAGACTTAGCCCCAGTAATACCTCGTCCTGCAAGATACCCCGTGTGTGTATTGCCCTCACCCGTAGTAATAAACTCGCCTGCTTTGAAGCCTATGGCTATGTTCTTATCTGCTGTTGTGTTGTTCAGTAAAGCGGAATAACCAAGTGCTACGTTAGACGTACCCGTAGTATTAGCTCTAAGCGAAGCATAACCCACAGCAGTGTTGTTGCTTGCTGTTGTGTTAGCGTCTAGTGCTAGTGAGCCTATTGCTACGTTTGATGCGCCAGCAGTATTAGCGCTTAAAGAGACATAACCCACAGCGGTGTTGTTAAGTGCTGTAGTCGTGGCTGTTCCTGCTAAACCACCAATAAAAGTATTTTGGTAGCCTGTGGTTACTGCCGTACCTGCGTTATAACCCACTGCAACATTATAAATATTACCGTTTACATTTTGTAATTTTAACGCAGACGAGCCTATTGCTACCGACCTTGACCCTGTATCTTCAGTTATTAAAGCGTTGTATCCTATAGCGGTATTCTGGTCACCAGTAGTCAACGCAGTACCTGCCTCATCACCCACGACAGTATTATAATTACCACCGGAGACAATGGAGTTACCTGCGTTTACGCCAAAGCGTACGTTGGAGGTTCCTAATGTTGGGGTGCTGAGTGAGCCGTCTGAGGATATGCGCATGCGTTCTGCTTCATTTGTTTTTAAAGACAGTGTTGTCTCTGCGCTGATTGTTAATTGCTTGGTTGCGCCAAGGTCTTTCCTAATGTAACTCGCGTATCTATCTGCCGCCGTCCCAAACCCTAGATATACATCATAACCATCATCAGCAACAAAACTAACGTCAGTGTTTGCAGCACCGCTATCTACCTGTAAGGCACCAGCGACACTGAGGGTTTTTGTAGGCGAAGTAGTACCAATACCCAAAGACTCCGCAGACGCATCCCAGAACAACTTAGCCGTTGTGCCTGTGTCCTCGTAGAAGCTGATGTCTCCGTTACCATCAAACTTAGCTCTTGTTGCACTATTAACCTTTAAGAATAAATTACTGGTCGCTTCAATATTTACATTTACACCATCTGTACTTAATTTGCCAAGATTTGAATTTGAATAGTTAAGGTTTGCAAATAAAGTGCTAGATGTATTTAGGGTAGTATTACCATCAACAGTCAACCCATCCATCGTGGCTGTGCCAGTAACATTTATGCCTGTGGCGGTGGTGGCTAGTTTTTGGTTTGCATCGTGGTAAAGCCTTACATCTGTTCCCGCATATAGTCGATTTGCGTTACTAGAATTTCTTAAATATAAGTCTGTCCCTTTAATTACTAAATTACCAGTTCCTTGGTCTTCTATAATACTTGCACTACCAGTGTGATAAATCTGTAGGTCATCACCAGCACCGAACGTAGCCTTGTCGTTGTCGCCTAATGCTATGCCAGCGTTGGCTGTGATTTCTGCGTTAAAAGTATTATTGCCAGTAAAGGTACTGTTACCTGCAAGAGTTACATCACCATCAACACCATCAGTACCGTCTGCACCAGCAGCCCCTGTTGCGCCAGTAGCTCCTTGGATACCTTGGATACCTTGGATACCTTGGATACCTTGAGAACCAGTAGCTCCTCTAAGGTCGCTCGTAGAGAAACCTAAGCCATCGTCTGAAGTAAAAGCAACTACACCCGTATTTGCTGTGTACGTGCCTCCTGTAAAACCATCGCCAGTAGCTCCTTGAATACCTTGAGCACCTTGAGCACCTTGAGCACCTTGAGAACCAGTATCTCCTTTAGCACCAGTAGAACCTGTTGCCCCTGTGTTGCCTCTTGGCACAGTTAGGGTGTTAGTGCCAGCGTTGTAAGACGCAGAGCTTCCAGCGGCTCCTGTGGCTGCTGTAAGGGTCTGTACACTCGTTGCAGAGGCTGCTGCTGCTGTTGCACTTGCTGCCGCTTCATCTGCTTTTGTAGAAGCTATGACAGCCTGTGCTGTTACATCACTTACTGTAGCGTCATTGGTAGCATCACCTGAACCACCCTCACCTCTATATATTGACATCTTAACTCCTACAAAAACAGAAAAAAAGAAAAGGGGATTCCGAAGAACCCCCTAGTTTGTTGCTTATCGCTTAGCCGTTTACAGCTAGTACGAGACCTGCTTCTGGACGTAGTACCTGAGTACCATACAGACAATCAGCAGTGTAGAGAGTTCCCAAGAACTCCTGCTTGTACTGAGTCTGTGAACGTACAGCCTGTTGCTCAGCAAGAACCATAGCATCCTTGTGGAACAACATTGCACCTTTAACGATACCGCCAGCACTGTTCTGAGCAGCAGTCTCAAGTACAGGGCAGTTAGAAGTAGTGTATACGTCAATGCCGTACAAGTTACCAATCTGACCGTTCTTGACACCACGACCATCTACGAAGTCAGAAGACATGTAGCGGTCAACACCCATGATAGCGTTACGGATGGAAGGAGGAACTACGAAAGAACGACCGTCCATAGGAACGTCTGCGTCATCCAGCTTCTGGATAGCAGCACGGAAACCAGCATCGTTAAATACGTCACCAGCAGCTACAGCGTCAGCGGCGTAAGTCTCGATACCGGCACCACCAGAGAAGTTGTAAGTGTTGCTGTGAACCCAGTCAGAACCGGAACCGTTGTCGTCACCAAACTTCTTACCCAACTGGAACAAATCACTATCAATCTGCTTAGCTAGACCATAACCTGCATCACCAGTGTAGAACTGACGGAGAGAAGCAAGTGCTTGAACTTCGGTGATGTCTTCGATAAGACGAGAGAATTCAAAGTGCTTGTCAATTGCAATCAAGACTTCTTCTTCAGTGCTGTTCTGAATGGTTACGGCTGTGTTAGCAGCTTTAGCGGTTGCTGAGCCACGGATAGGCTTAGGTACGTGAATGGTGTCGCCTTTCTTACCTGACATACCCATCTTCTTAACGAGGTTGGCAATGACGAGGTTAGATTTATAGGCAGCGACAACTTCGTCACTCCAGATTTCTGGGATAAACTTTGCTGCGCTAGTGTTGTCTACTGCGCCGCCTTGTGCGGGATATACTGATGTAGCCATGAGATAATACCTTTAAATGATAATAGTTAAGTTAGCGAACTCTCTTCTCGGCGTAAGCTAGGCCAATTTCATCTGACAAAGCTAAGTACCGTTCTGGGTCGTCCTGCATTAGTTTAATAATGTCTGAGCGTCTGTAAATCTTCCTAGACTGTTGTTGTCCGTTGCCCTTTGTACTTCCTGTAGAAGCTGTCTTAATAGCAGCCTTACGTCCATCTTTTTCAGCAGCTAAGGTCTGAGAAACAACACCTTGACGTTCTTTCCAATTAGAAAGGAGTTCATCAGCGGCATCGTAGTCATAACCACGGTCTGCTTGGGCAAAGAGCTGTGTTCTAATCTTAGAGTTTTTAATCCACTCAACAAACTTAGCGTCCTGTAGAATCTGCGGCATATCGGGATGACGTTCTTGCAGTTGTGTCCTCGCGGTATTACGCTTGTTATCTACATTAGCCTGTTCAGCTTGTTTAATAGAAGGATGATTAGCAATTGCTCTTGCGACAGCCTTGTCTGGGTCTGAGAAAAAATCTACATCTTCATCAGGGTCTTCAGTTGGTGCTGGTGGTGCTTTGGTGTCGAGTTGTGTCTGGATATAACTATCAACAACAGAACGTAGCTCCCCTACTTCTCCGCTTTGTCTACCTAGTAGCTTCTCAGCTTCTTGGTGCATCCTTACAATTTCAGCGGTTGACTTTCCTTGGTACTTCTCGGGGATTTCTTCTTCTTGAGGAGGTTCAGGGGTTGACTCTTGCGGAGCTTCCTGTTCTTCTTCTTGTCCAAAGGTGGTAATTTCTTCGTCTGGGTTGTCGTCTTCTAGACGCTCGTCTACTAGTGTTGCCATTATTAAACTCCGTGATATATTATCATTGTGGAGGTTTTAGTTAAGTAAAGCTTCCGATTACTCAGAGTTGGCCTTACGCTCTTGCTTCAGTTTTTGTTCGCGCATCTTCATCCACTTCATCGTAGCACCTACGTTATTACCAGAAATGGGGTCAATCTTATTACGAACGGGGGAAATAAGTTTATAAGCAGGAAGACTACAATCCGTACACTCAACCTGCTTTATTTCGTTATCAACAAAAAACTCATTAACATGTCCGTCAGGACATTGAAAATCAGCCATTATACGCATCAGGGTCTTCCTCTAATGCTTGTTCTTCGGCTGCTCTAATCTGTTCTTCTAGGTTAAGCAAACTAGCTATAATAGACAATTGACCTTTACGGAACTGTAGGTCGTTTAGGTCTGTAGTGTTTTCTACTGAGTTAATACTTAAAGCGTTGGTTTTTAAATCACTTAGTAGTGACTTCCAGCCTTCATTATGGAACAACGAGTACATACTTTCGTAGTACCGTTCTAATTCTTTGTCTATCATACTGTTTATCCTTTTAGGACAGTTTAGTTAAAAAGTAAAGTATCTACTTAAAGAATACTATAGTACATTATAGCATAATTTAAGCTAAAAGTCAAGCAGTTATTTCTTTTTCTTTGGCTTGGCTGCTTTGTTCTTAACGGCTCTCTGTCCTCTGATAGGCATTTTATTGCCTTTCTTTGTGTGGTTGCTTCCACAGGCTGAACACTTCATTTAACACCTCACTTCTTGGATTTAGCCCCTGAACACTTCCAACGCTTACGTGAGAGGTTGTTGGGGGTGTTGGGGTCATTCTGTTTAGCTTTGGGTAAGCCCTTCTTAATACCTAAGCTCCTAGCGCAGTAGCTGTCTCCCTTGGCCGTCCCCGCTTTTACACGGGAACCTCCATCCTTTGCTTTACCAGCCTGACCGTAGCTTACCTTCTTACCAGTAGAGGTTACTTTAACCTTTGCTTTGCCCTTTCTTGGTGTTGCCATTGGCTTTCTCCGCTGTCAAGGCTTTAACCTCTGCTTCTAGTTTGTCAACCTTTTCGTCAACTACTGCAAACGCTCTGTTAATTTGCTCTAGCGCGTCATTAAACTCTCTCTGTGTAATAATCATTGTGGGAATTGCCCTTGTGTGGGTTCCTGCATCATTGTGGGTGGTTGAGCTACTGGTTGCGGCTCAGGTTGTGGTTGTGCTTGTACAGCGCCTTCTTTAACGGCTACTTCTCTTTCTTTAAGGAGCTGTGTAGAGATTTTAAGGCGCTTCTCGAACTCTTTCTCGTCTGCATCTCCAGCCTGTAGGTTAGTCGTTACAGCTTTGATACGAGCAATCTCTGTCTCTTGTGGAACAGCCTGTGCTTCAGCTAGTGCTTTAACTGCACGAGCTTCAGACTCCTTAGCTTGTCCGTTGAGTGCTCCAGTCTGTGACGCTTGGAAGGCCAAGGCAGCTTTTTGTGTAGCTTGCTGTGCTTCCTGAGCTTGTGGGTTAGGCTGGTTAGCTGCATCAAGCTTAGCAATAAGCTCTTCACGGTTAGCTAAGTTCATGTTGTCAACAATAGATTTAATCAACTCAGGGTACATCGGAGTATCTGGTGACATGGTCTGTAGTAACTGTACGAGCTGTGTAACCTCATACTCACGAGCAATAATACCTAAAGAGCTTGACACATCAAACTTATAGTCAGCAACTGGGTACATCTCAGGCTCAAACTGCATGTAGCGGTGAGCAGCTTTGGTGACGAAAGGAATAATGAATGATTCTTGGAAGTTAATCAATGTGCGCTTGTGACGCTTAATGATGGCTCCTAAGCTCATAGAGATGCCCGCAGCGGTCGCATCGCCATTAATAGACCCTGACGTACCAGCTGAGTCTATAGCGCCTGTAGCGGTCTGTACCATGCGTTGTAGCTCACTTGCCTGTGCAAAGGTAATCTGACTAACTTGACCAAAGTTAAAGGGCTGTAGAATCTCAGAAGGATTGCCGTTTGTCAAGATAACTTTACCAGCACGTATCTCTGGTTTAGCACCTCTAGGCATACGAGAGGCATCCATAGCCATCATGGGGTGTACAGTCAGTGCAAGAGCATCGATTCTAGCGCGTAGTTCTGCGTCTAACGCCTTTTGGGAGTTATACCCTTTCTCACATACTCCTCGACCCCAGAACTGGCTAGGAACGACATCCCAAGGGAATGCAATGATAGGTCTATCACCCATCATGTAGGGATTAGCCTCAGCTTTTAACAAAATACCGTCATTACCTACTACAACAATAGCCTCAACGTAGTAACTAGTGTCTTCTTCGTCTCCAGTGAGTGATACAGTCTCCTCTTCAGCGTCAGTTTCTTGCTGAGCCTGTTTTAACAGGTGACGGGGTACTAAACCGTAGTACTTAGTCAAGCGAATCTTGTCTTCTTCGTACAGAGAGGTAATAGAGTGGTCTGGTTCAATGTCAAAATCATTAGATGCTGACTCTAAAGCCACATCACGGTAGACACCCTGCTCCTGTAGCTGCTCAACAACGTGCATAGAGATGTATTCATCAACAGCAACGCCTAAAGCATCCTCAACAGAGGTAGCAACGGGGTCAATAAGGAAGTTCTGAGGCATTACAGGGCGTAGTTTGATACATGTACGGTCAGTAATGTTGACACCAATAGCGGTTAATTCACCGTCCATTAGAGGCTGTGTAGCGGGTTTGAACTCTTTTTCAGTTGTTAGTTCAATCTCAGCGATACCAGTACCGAAGACGGCTGCGTTAATAAGACACTCAGCGACACCCTTACGTACTTTGTTGCGTTTAAAGTCAGACTCTAGGTGTGTACGCAACATAACGATGTCTTTGTTGTCTTTATCCATTACATCGTCTTTAATGTCGAACCACTTACCACGTCCGAAGGTAGCTTCTTCTAGTTCTGCTACAGATGACTCAACAGCCTGTTGTAGGGCAGGAGAGATAATCTTAGAGCGTTCTGACTGACGAGTCTTATCTTCAGCAGCCCACTGTCCACGCCAGAGACGATAGTACTCATCGAAGCGTTGTGAGTAGTTAGCTTCAAAGTGGTCTCGCCAGTCACTACACTTCTCACCAACCCAGTCTTCAAGCGTTTGTTCGATGTGGAATGGTTCGTTTTCTTCTAACATAGTTAGTACCCTGAGTATGTGTCCATGAATTCGTATTCTTCTTCTTCAAAGTCAATAGCGTAAGCCACCTTAGCTAGTTGGTCTATGTAGGCCAGTGCATCTATCAAGTCATCGTGAACAAGCTTATTGGGGAACTGGAATAGCTCATCTAAGAACTGTGTGTTCCACTCACCCTTGTTTAGTGTGATGTTACCGTGCTCAAAGCGTCCCTGTAGTGCCCAGACAACCCTGTCTATCTTTCTTTGGTTACCGTGTGTAAGCTCTTCTACTCTAAAGAACCGCTGGTTCTTCTTCATTATGTCATTCAAGTAAGGATGCACAGCGTTCTTCAACGCACCTTTCTCAATACCTACTGAGATTGGTTTGTAGTCTCTGACTGCTTCAAAGATTCGTCTGGCAGTCTCTTCGACGCCCCAACG